TTTTTCTGGACTAAGGCGATGTGGGTATATGCAGTAATCCTCCTTGGCGTCATTGCCATAAGGATATACATTTGTTAGCCAGTCAATATCCCAAACCATTCCCGTAACATGAATTTTTTCTTCAGGATAATTAAAATGGTCTATAATGTGACCTTTGTGGTACACGCTGCCCACAAATATTCCATCACATATCTCGTGATAACCCTGCTCGCTTTTATCTGCCCACTTTCCGAGTCGTTGAACAAAGTCCGTATCGTCTGCCCTGCCCGCGTGGTTGAATCCATATACGTGTACGGTAATACCAGAAAGTTCTGCCATGTATTTAATAGATTCAATGCCAGGAAAGAAAATGTCAGCAACCAAAAATACATCGCCATTTTTTATCGTGCCCTGATTAAACAGGTCAGAAACAACTTGCAGTTGAGCTGCTTTGAATTTAATTGTGCGGAACGTATCAAGAAATTGACCGTTAGATATTACTTCATTTTCAAAGCCTGTGGGATAAATTGTAAAAGAGCACCATGGCGATAAAACATCGTTCATCATTTTGGTATAACGCTGCTCAAGGTTCTCAATTGGCAGGTAGTAAATATTACCTTTTGACCTTTGCTCCATTTTCTCCGTCCTCCATTACGGTGCATGAATCTAATTCAAACTCAAGGCATAAATATTCTGCAATATCTTCACAAGACATTTCGCCAAATTGTTTGTCAGGAAATTTGTCCTTGAAATACTTTTCAATATTCCATTTTAGCGCAACAAATTCTATATCGCGGTTATTATGCGATACATTTTTTTCGGCAGTTATGTGGAAGATGTGCCGGTGCAAATCTGCGAGAAATTTTGTTTCCGCAGGCGCTGCGGGATAGCGGTGGTAACCCTCTACCCGCAGATTTATTATTATGCTTCTGTCCATGCTGCTCTTGCTTTCTTTAATTGTTCAGGATGGAGAGCATAGTGCCTGGCGTTATTATTTACGCTGCCTACCGTAGTGCTTAATTTTTCGGCAATAAATGCCCTGTCATAACCCTCTTGTAGAAGGTATTGCACTTTTACCCCTTTTTTAAGGGTCTTTGATTTAACTACATTGCCAGCTTTATCATCGAGCTTCTTCTTGCCTTCTGGCTTAATTTTAGCTTCTTTCGCAGGCTTTGCAGCTTTTTTGGGTGCTTGGGACTTAGCTTTAGCCTTAGGCTCTTTACGAGCTTTTTTTGGGCTCGCTGCTTTTTTGCTGCTTTTGGCGGGTTCTGCGGGCTTCTTTACTGTAATGGGTACAGAAGCAAGTTGGGCAGATAAAGTAGGCGCAGAGGCGGCCGCAGGTGTTGGAGCGGGCGTTTTCTTAACCGCATCCGCAACCTCGAAGTCGTCCTTGCCGTCTTGAGCTTTTTTAATAGCACCGCGAAGCTCTTCCATTCGCTTGCCAATAGTTGCAATATTTAATTCTCCCGCACGTTTTTGGAGCTGCGGGTAACTCGCGTCTTTGATTGTTACTGTTTTCATTTTTTTTGATTTTAATTATTTAGTTTAGAAATATTCCCATTGATAATTCCACAAGATGTATTAATGCCCGAATCTCTTCGCAGGTTTCTTCATCCCACAATCCTTGGTTTTGAGTTGCAAGTCCTTCGCGAAGTAAGTTAATCGCGCGGCATTTGTATTTAAAAGGTTTGTGTTCCAGGTAATGCCAGTAGTCGATGCAGGTGACGAGCTTGGTGTTCATGTGTATTTATTTGAATTGTGATTTGCTGCAAATTAAAACATCGCCTACAATGTAATCGCCAGGCCTTAAATTAAAGGCAGCGTGTGCTATGTTTGTGGCAACATTGTTTGGCGGCAAGCTGTTTAGTTTTCCTTCTTCATTAAGAACCATAAAAAAATTTCCATCGGTACTGGCAAGAGCCTCAACATATCCGCCAACTATTTTTTGGCATTCTTGAATACTAAAATCTTTTCCATTTGCAGGAACAGTTTCGATAACCATTCCGTCTGAATTGATAATTTGTGTTTTCATGTGTGTGTTTTTTAAATTGTTTGAATTTGACGTGATATTAAAACTTGTTTGATTAGGGCAGTAATATTTTCTTCGCTGCAATTATTTTTATGAATTATTAAATCGTATCCGTTTTCGTCTTTAAATAAAGACTCGGCGGCATATATGCAATCTCTCCCTAAGCCACCACGAGCAGATTCTTGGAACAGATTTTTAAAGGCAGCGAACGCGACACCCCTTAACAGGTAAGGCATTTCGAATATTCCCAACATAGCAATGTCGATTTTCTGTGTTGATTCTTTTAAAGGAAAATTCATCACCACATATTTGGTATTATGTAGTGTGTTTATTCCGGTAAATACAGCGTCAACCTGTGTTGGAATAGCATACGCCGACAAGATGTTTGTTATTATTATAGCGGACTCTGCTACCTTGGTAAATATTGCCATGTCTTCATTAGCTGTAATTCCCGCATCAACGGCAATGCGAACACCTTTTGCCCTTTTTTGTTTGTACTGCAAGTCAAAACATTCTGGGTCGCCTGCAAAATACCTGCCAAGATTTATTTCGCCTTCTTCGAAAGACTTTTTATGTTTCTTTTTCTTCTCGTAGGCATTGTTTAGAAGCGCAGTAATTTCTTCATTATTTATATACCGCTCAACTTTGTTGGTTGTATTGGCGACAAATTTTATGTCGCCAATTCCCATTTTTAAATTAGCAAGTGTTTCGCCGGCAGTATATTTCCTGCCAGTAGTCCAATTATCTTGCCAGTTTCCTGTGTACAACCATTTATTGGTTTCTGAAACAAAATCCTGCAAACCAGAAAAAGACAGTTGTTTTAAATCTAATTCTTTATGGTGAGTTAAATTCATGATTTGAATTTCTCCTTCCCAATTTTTTCAATCTCTTCAGATGTCCATCCCAACGTATAAGCCTCCATGATTTGATTGTAAGTGGTACCAGCACTCATTTGCCGAGATACACTTGCCACGGTACGGGTTGACATTACTTTGCGAATTTTGACTTCAAATATTCTTTCGCGTATTGACCAAAGTTTGTTTAGATAAAATTCGTTAGGTAATATTTCACGTTCCAAATCCTGGTCGTATTCTATAAGAACTTTGCTGCAAGAAAACCTGTCCATAAAAGCAGCGTCCATTTGATTGCGACCTACATAATCAAACGAGCCATTGCCGTATGTATTGGCAGCGCAAATAATGACCGTATCTTTATGGCGTACGGCATGAGTCTTTTTTCTGCGAGCAGGTACGCTTAGGATGCCGTTAGCGATTGCGGAATTCATTATCAACATCGTGTTGCTGTCCGAGGCATCCACTTCGTCAAACAGGAACACTCCGCCTTTTTCATAAATAGAAACCAAATCCGGTTCCATGTATTGCGACTCCAGATTATTATAACCAATTAATTTAGTTTCGCTCATTCCTTCCGTGCAACTTACTTGGGCGAAATTTAATCCCATTGATTCCGCGGCTTGCTTTGCTAAAGTAGTTTTGCCGGTGCCGGCAGCGCCAACTAAATAAATGTTCTTTTCAACCTGTGCTAAGTTTAAAACGTGCGACAGATTTTTATGAACGCGACCAGGAATTGTAGTTGGCTTATAACCGTTGACTTTAATTTCATTAATAACAGGACGCTTTAAACCAATTAACTCTAACTCGGCACGTATTGCATCCTGCAATCTTTTTCCGCCCGTTACAGGGCTTCTTTTAGCGCCAGAAGTGCTTTTAACTCTCCATCCTTCTGACGTGTTCCATAAAAGAAATTCCTGGTTTGCAAACCAATCTTCGCGTTTGGTATCTACGTCTTCCAGGTCTTCTGTCTTTAGCTGCTCTTGTGCGTACTTAATTGCCAAGGCTACTAAATTGTCTTTAGTGACTCTGAGCGTTTTTCTGTCAAAGCCTTTCCATAATAAAAAGCGAAATATGTCGCTTGAGTTTTGTGCTCTAATATACCTTTTTAAATTCATCATTTTGTGTGTGTTTTATTTTTTGTGGTCACCCCTTAGCGCGAAGGGGTCGGGGTAACACACAAAGTTGAGTTAGAATATTTGTTGCAATTCTTCCAGCATTTCAATAACAGTGGCAGCACATTCTAATTTCCAAATGTCAGCAAGGTTGCTGGCAGGATTAGTGCTGTTTAATAAGTGCATTCGTTTGTAATTTTCTTTCAAACCTTTAATAAAATAAAGCAAATGTTTGGCAAACATTTCTTCGGTAATCTCAGGATTGGTAACTCCGTCTGTTTTTACTTCTTCGGCGTATGCTTTTAAATAAGTAGCCTTCCAAATGTCTTGTGCCAGCCAGCCAAATTGGTTTACAAAATTAGCTTGTAATTTCGGCATCGCTTCATTTAAAATTCTTGTACTGCGGTTAATTTGGTAATCCAAAATTCCTGATGCCGCTTCTCTCCAATTATTTTCTGTGTTCATGTGTGTTGCCCTCTCGGGACTTTTTTTGTGTGTGTTGGTTGAAATTGTTAAATTATTATTAAATAGGCTGCCAATATTTAGCCCAAAATTGAATCATAGTTTCTGTGACCTTTATTATGGCGCCAACCTTAAATCCATTGTGAGCAATAAGGCATTTTCCTTTCTTGCCCAAGTCTTTTACTTTTATCATTTTGTTTTGTGTTTAACCTGCTGCGGTATTGCAACATTGAAAGGAGCGTGGAATTGAACCACGAATCTGCGAATTTAATCGCAGCCCTTTCTCCTTGTTTACTGTCTGCATAATTGCTGTGCGAGGTAAGCTAATTTCCTGCGGTGCCTTCCGGCTTGTTAAACCTTACTTCCAAATGGGGCTCACACATTACAAAGTTGTCGAGCTTGTCCACCGTTTGCCTGTCTCAGGACTTCGGTTTAGTTGCTTAATTAGTATGTCAATGAACTTTAATAGTGCAATATTATACTATCTTTTTCACGTGTGTATATTTTCAAACAGAAATACTTGTAACTTGCTGCAAATCAGCGACATTATTTTAGTGTCTCAATATAGTTTTTTTAGGTTTTACCCGTTTTTTAAGTGCTTAAAGAACTCTTCTTTAACGTGCGATTCCTTGAAATTACCTGCTAAAGAACAGGTCGTTGTCAAGACATCGTGCTTCTGAACGCCACGCATTTCAATGCACAAATGACGAGCTTTTAATTTAACCCCTACCCCTAACGGTTTTAATTCTGACATAATATAGTCGCATACTTGTTGAGTGATACGTTCCTGGCATTGCAGCTTACGGCAAAACTTTTCCAACGTGCGTGGCAGCTTTGACAAGCCAACTATTCTTTTGTCCGGTATGTATGCGATTGCCGCAGTGCCAAAGAACGGAGCAAGATGATGCTCGCATAATGAAAAGAACGGTATGTTGTCTACGCACACCATTTCGTCATACCGCTTGTCATTGTCAAAGGTTTTCATTTCAAACTCTGGCGGATTAAAAAACTCCCTCATGAATTTTATATACCGTTTGGGCGTTTCAACAAGCCCTTCACGATTAGGGTCTTCGCCAAAGTATTGCAGCAAGTATTGAATACTGTCTTTTGCCTTTTGCTGGCGCTGGGCTTCGTCAGCCATTGTGATTTGTTTTGGGCTCATAGTTTACACACCAGTGGCGCGATTGTAGATTTCTAATTGTAATCTGGTACAAAATTTAACATCATTTTTCTTTGCAAGCTCTGCGACTCGCTTATTATTTTCAATTAATTCCTGGCGCGAACTTGCTGCTGGCATGAGCCAGACTTTGTTCCGTATAATCCAACCAGACTGTATTAGGCGCTCTACAGCGCGATAATCCTTGTCTGTTGATATAACATACTTAAATATCGTTCCACGCTGCCAGTTGAACCATTTGTACACTCTTGCGAATTCACGTACCTCTATAGGCATCCCTGAATTATTTAGCTTAGGGCTTACGTTCCAATTCGTTACCCGCTTGATGAATTTTTTGTTCTGCGGTATAATAGTGCAATTGGTTTCAATTTCAATGTATGGCAGTATGCCCAAGTCTTCCAAGAATTGTAGGAATTCTTCCAGTGCTTCTTCTTGCAATAATGGCTCGCCTCCGGTAATTACTAAATGCCAGCCACGGTTAATTTTGGTTTCGAAATCGCAAAGTACATTCATAAAGTGAAGTAAATCTTTGTTGACATACGGTACGCCTTTTCTCTATACAGAAATGGTATCGCAAACCCATGTCGCTTCTGGCAGCTTGTTTTTTTCTATTTCACTTTGTCGCCAGGATTGCTTTGTGCTTTTAGAAAATGTTTCACGCGAAATTCCGCAGGTTAAATTACAGCCCGCGAGCCGTAAAAAGATACTCGGATATCCCATTGTGCATCCTTCACCTTGAATTGATGCGAAAATTTCTGATACTATTAAATTTTTAGCCATGTGGATTAAAATAAGTTGATTTTGATTTAGGTGTTTCGTAGAATTCTATTTTGCTGCAAAGGATTCCCAGCTTATACATTTTCGCGGTTACGATTTCGAAAAACATTTTAGCAAGGTTTTCTGATGTTGGATTAAAGTCGACATAATTAATTCCGCCCAGAACCTCATCTTCAATAGCCTCCCTTGATTTTAAATTGTCGCCCTTTATGTAGGTAACTAATTGCATTGGGTCGTTTTTATCTAACAAAAATTTGTGGTCAAATTGGTTGTCGATTAATTCCTTTAACCAATTTAAGTGATTAAAATCCGTAACCATGCCACACTCATTAAGCTGCTTTGATTTTAAATATACAACCACTTTGCCGCGATGCCCGTGCAGGTGTCGGCATTTGCACATTGTATTGATTGAATATTCTTTATTCAATACTTGGTTGTGAACTCTGTGACCGTAGTCGAATTCAAATTCTTTGGAGATTTCGTACATAGTTATTTTTTAAAGTCTAAGATAAAGGTTTGAATGTATTGAATTAAAGGTGCGTTGCCGTAGCGATTGGCGCCAGGTGACGTTAATTGCGAATGAAGCCAGATTAAATAACTGTCAGGTATGTTGCAGAGTTTTTGGCCTTTGTATTTACCGAACGTCATTATTGTTTCGTCTGTTAAGACTTCTTCTTTCCAATCTCCTTGAAGTGCCATTTATAGTCTTGATTTTGTTTTATATTGTTCTAACTGTTCTAATTTCATAAATATTTGCCTCTCAAATCCATCTTGTTTGAAGTGCAAATAAAAACCTTCTTTTAATATCACATCTAAAGGCACCATGTAATTTGTGTCGCCCATAATAAAAACTTTGTCAAATGTCTTTGCATGAGATAAGACATAATGATTAAAACCAAACGCATTTGCTTTTCTTAAAAGGTGCTTTGCCTTCCAGCGGCAAACGGAAAAGGTTTTGCTGATAGCGAATATCTTCCCAATGTTTCTGCGAGCTTTTTTTGCTGGCAGGAATAAAGTTAGCACACCTTGGTCGCTAACCTGAATCTTATTTCCAAAGTCGTCTTCAAATGTTTTCATTCGTACATTGATATTTTTAGCCACTCTTCCATTGGCATTTGTTCGTGTTCATTAGGTAATAAAATACTAACATTTAATTCATGCAATGCCCACAAGCGAATCTCGGTAATGTAATCCAAGAACTCGCTGTTGGTCATTTTCTTTGTACTTGGCTCTACAGGTTTTATTTCGCCAGTTTCTTCGTCTAATTCTATTGTGATGCCAAATTTGTCTTTCATAATATTATGAGCCATGTGTTTATTCATAGCTTTAAAAGAATCAATGACAACTTTTGGCACTTGCTGCGGATTGAGTTTTGTGCCCAAGATTTTAAAACCAAAAACAATCTTAGGAACCACTTCGCCCCACATATAACGGTTGAGCTTATTTGACCTTTTTTTCTCGTGCTTTTGCAGGGTAACATCATACAAATCGTTTTCATTTAGATTGTTCCTGTCACGTATAAACTCGTCACGGTTAATCGTCATGGAGCCTAACGGTACGGTATATGTTAATCTAACTTTGCCTTTCGGGCTTAGGCGTATCATTGGCAAAGAATTTTGGGTCAAATATTTGCTTTCGATTTTGTTCAGCGAACCTTATTAACTCGCTGCAAATGTGCTTTAAATTTTCTACAGTTTGTTCGTGGTCGTAATCGTACACCTCTTTAAATGTAGTGGCATAATTTGTGATGACATATTGCATCTCGGTAACCGATATTCCCATCCTGTTAGCGCAATAAAGATAAACATGGTGCTGGTAGCTGTCGGCGAATTTCACTCCGCTATACCTGTTCGTTCCCTTAATGTCATAGCAAGTGTTCTGAGCAATGTAATCAGCGAAGCCGTATAGCAGTATGTTCTTATCTCCAAGCGGAAATTCCGCTTCTAATTTTACCTGCCACGTGCCGTTGGGCAATAAAGCGTCAGCGAGCTCCGTGATTAAAGGCTCTTTAAATGTATGCCCTTTATATGTAGCGACTCGCTCCATGACGCAATGCTCAAGAGCAGAACCCTTTTCCATGTAAATGCTGGGCGGAGATTTGATGCGGTTTAACGAGCGCAAAATATCTTCCTTTGTTTGATACCTTCCTGCCATGTAGTTTGAAAAGTTATTAAGCAAGGAAGGATAGATTTTGTAATCTATCTTCATGGCATTGGAATTGCAGCTTGTTCTACTTTCTCAACTTTGTAGTATTGCCCGTTACGGTATTCGTAGCCAAGGTCTGTGAGCCTTTGTTTTGCATAATTTCGGACAACCAACTTTGAATCCCATATATGCGAACCCTCTGCGAGCTCTTTTAAAGCAGCGTTAAACTCGTCTAATGTATTGCAGCTATTAAGGCGTGATTGTGCGTCAGCGAGCGTCTGTTTGTATTTTAAGCCTATTTCGTGTATTTTATCTTGGTTTGCCTTGTAGCGGTCAATCATTTTAGCGATTGGAAGCAATCCTGTTTCAATCATCGGCTCTAACTGGCAACTATTCTTGCCATAATACTTCTCGCTTGGGTCGTGCGAAATAACTCGCTTGCCTTCCGACATTGAGATGTAGCCAACTATATCCATCTCGGTTAGCAGTATGCCCAAGGACGCTCCAACTATATCTGGACGAACAAAACTCACATCACCGTCCGCTACTTCTTTGTCGTGTGCAAGAAAAATAATATGCTTCTTGTGTTGGTTTACTTTTAAAAGGAATTGCTGAAACCTGGTCTTTAATTGACCGTAACCTTGTTGGGTTAAATTTCCCTGCCAAGATAACTTTGCTTTTGGCGGAGCTTTCTTGATAATGTCTTGAGCCATGTACTGTAAACACTTGCCTGCCGTGTCTATAATAATCGACTCAAATTCTGGCAGTCCGCTGTCAATTACAGACTCGACATCTTCCCAACAAGTGATTGGCACGTACTCGCGCCTGTCGTTAGGTTGAACTCTTTTTACTCCGTCATCGAAGTCAAATAATACAGGGGCAGGAGCCGTAAATCCATACGTGGATTTGCCAATGCCTGGAGCGCCATAATACAGCGCCTTGACAAAATTTGTTTCAATTTTGTCTGATGGTTTTTTAATTAGTGGGTGCATTTTGATTTGTGTTTTTTATTTGCCGCAATATTAAATACAATAAAAACAATATCCTAAAATAATATACTAAAATTAGTTTAACTATTTAATTACCAAAGACTTTATTTTTTATTACACCAAAAAAGTATATGCGGTGCCGTTAGATTATAAAAAGTAATTGCCGGCATCTAAGCATACCGGCAATTGAAAAGAAACTACCCACAAAACACAAAGAGCGCCTTAATTTTTTGACTCTGTAAGAGGCTTCTTAACCGTAAGCTCTGTCGAGGTAAAGAATAAACGAAGGATTGTGTTGCCTGCGACAGATATTCCAAGCATTACAGGGGCGGAAACAATGTTCATTGGCGTCGCTACTTCTGCAAGGCTTATTACAGTTGTAATGGCATTAAACCAAAACACTTTCGATTTCCACCAGCGTTTTTTTGGAGTGCTCATTTTACGAAGGGTTTTCGGTTTTTGGAGCGAACAATTCTTTGGCTTCAGCCACAGCCATGTAACCGTGTGCGATTATCAAAAGAACGTGTTTAACGAACGAACGAAGGAGCGGGCTTGTTTCTCCGAGTTTTGCCATTACAGCATCCACAACAATGTCCACTTTTTCGTCAGTAAGCGGAAACAACCATGCCCAGGCATTTGCATTGCCCTCTACCGCCATTTGGATTCCCATTAGCGGAGGAAACATTGCCATAAGGTCGGGCAATGCTTGCCAGCCATCCTTTAGCCTGTCGATTAATGTTTTTACGATGTTAGAGGTTACGTCAATAATCTCCTGCAAGTCCTTGTTAATTTCTTCTGGTACCATTTTGATTTTTTTTAGATTGTTAGAATTATAATGCTGCAAAGATAAAAAGATTTATTTTAGATTTCTTGTGTTGCCCTCATTTATTTGCTGCTGGTTATAATCACGTACATAGATTCGCCATAAAGTATAAGCAAATGGCAGTACGGTAATAAAGAGCCATTTCAAGGCACCTGTATTTAGAAATAAGACTACTCCTATAAATAAACTTAATACGGTTACCGAAACTCCGATGTCGACTTTTTTTTGGTCTTTTTCGAATTTAGCTCGTAATGATTTGTCTTTCATAAATGATTTAAGGTTTATCATTTTGTCTTAATCTTAATTCTTCAATCTTCGTTCTGATATCACGTATATCAAATTCAACGGCATTGGTTCGGGTGGCCTGCATTGCCTGAACAACTTCAACTACCGCCTGCTTAATAATTACATCATCCAGCTTATCGAATTTCTTTTCTGAAGTATTATAGGTGGTGACAAGGAAAAATCCGAGCGCGGTTAATAATATTGAATTGTAGCTCCGTAATATTTCCTGAACCTTTGCTTTTGTGGTTTCGCTCACTTTGGATTTTGTTTTTCAAGTTCTTTTTTGAGGTAATCTAATTTCACTCCAACGGAACGCAAGGTATCATTAATGGTTTCTGACTTTTTTGTTTGCTGATAAATCTTTTCAACAATTACAGAATCCTTTTTAACGTCTGCGGTTTTCTTCTCTTGTGCGGTTGCGCTCAAATAAGAGAATAATATCGCTAACCTGAGTGCCAATTTCTTTAACATTTATTTCGATGGTATTAAGTTTGTATTCGAACAAATCAAGCCCTTTATATTTTTTAAGTTCTTCCCGAAGTTCAAGAATATTTTTTTCAGCATTGTCAGCTTTAAGGTTTGCGTCTTTAATTTCATCTTTGAAAGCGTAATACATTCCCGCAAATGTCAATGCGAAAATAACAATTTCGACAACTGTTCTAATACTTAATTTTATTGAATCAATGTTCATATTTAAAACATAGTCCAGTCGAAAGTATTATACCCCCAAACCTTTGGATTCTGATTATAATTTTCTAAATTGTGTTTCGGAACTGGCGCTGCAAATAACGCTTTAATATTTGTTTCAACTGTCGGATTATTATTTGCCGAGTAACTGATTATCGAAAGCCCCCTGTCTAATCTCCACCGACATTGATTTCCTTTAAAGATTATTCCCGTATGCTCCCACTTATTAACATCTTCTAAAATAATTTCAGTTGCTCCGCCCGATTCCGAAGCGTCAACTAAAATCATATTCGCTAATGCTCCCACATCGTGATTAGGCGCAATCATTTTAAATACACCACTGCTCAATTTAACTCTTGCCATCGCCCCCCCTGTCGTAAATCCCTGCGTGAACTCGAAATGAGGTTGAACCACCACCTGCATCTTTACGGTATTGTTTCCAAAATTATCGGTATCAAATACACGGAACACCTTAGCATTACCCTCTGTTTCTGGATAGTAAATGTCGCAACCGAAAGAATGATATGTGCCAAAGCAAATATTCATATTGAATCCGTTCGATACGTGCATACGGGTAAACCACCGTTTAGTATCGTTGCTCTGCGTCT